GCAGTCCCAGCCCTACACCTACTCATTGAACTAGATGAAGAGGAATACATATTCCAGCAGTTTACTGAAGCATAAATTCTGTATGCCTATCCCCGCCAAAAATAACAATATGTGCATATATAGGGACAGCCAAGCACCACGCAAATTTTTTGAAAAACATTTATGAAGTGGAAGGGTTGTCCTTTAATCAATGGAAGCAAACCAGATTATAGCACAGCATAAAAACGATGAAGACTTTTCCTCAAGATTAGCATACGCAAGATACCTCAACCGACTCTACCCCGAGCGATCCGTTAAAGGATGGGAGATGAAACTTATTCGTGTCGATCAGGACACGGTAGTCCAAGCGCCCTATGAGTACAACAAGGACACTGACACCTACGTTACTCGCTGTGGCAAGCATGTAATTACCCTAAGCGGTGATACCCACCGCGATCTCATCAAAGATTACTCAGCCGGGTTCTCAGCACGTGAGATTTGTGTCAAGTATGACTTACTGCCTGTCGCATTCGACTACTATCGACGCATTCACAAACTACGTCACGGTGCAGTTCCCCTCAGCAAAGAACAACTGCTTGACGATGACGAGGAGTTATTGATTGGCGAAATCCTTGATTCCCGTCGAATTCAAGCCGAAGTCAATCTTGAACGCAAAGCCAACAAGAGAATGCGAGAGTCAGCCGAAAAGTGGGACTATCTCAACAAACACTTCTTGTCTCACGTCAAAGACCTACCAAAAGCCTCCGACGCAGTTCCTTTACTCAGCCTACCCGAGTCACCAGATCCATACGCTCTCGTCGTTTGTCCCACAGATTTTCACTGGGGCAAGCACGGATGGTCAGATGAAGTTGGAGAATCCTACAACTTTGATGAAGCACGTCACCGTCTGATGACAAAGACACAAACCCTTGTCAATCGACTACCATCTCGACCCGACAAAATCTTTGTTGGTGCAGGTTCAGACTGGTTCCACGTTGATAACGACGCAGGAACAACAACCAAGGGAACGCCACAGGATATGTGTTCATCTCCCGCTGAAATACTAATCACTGGTTGCCAGTTGGCTCGAGAGCATATTGATCTTCTTCGACAAATCGCACCAGTGGAAATTGTCATGATGCCCGGAAACCATGACCGACACTCAAGTCTTGCGCTTATGATGTATCTTTCGGCCGCATATGAGAATGTCGATGACGTTGAAATTACAATCACCGCTAACAATCGACGGTACATAACCTACGGAGATACTCTTCTTGGTTTTACGCACGGCGATGGACTGTCTCACAAGACGAATATGGCTGGGCTTATGGCAGTCGAAGCACGTCAAGAGTGGGGCGCAACCACACATAAGGTATGGTTTCATGGACACTTGCACCATCAGCGACTCACTGAGCGTGACGGTTGTTTGATTGTACAAATGCCATCCCTTGCGGGCCATGACCGATACCACGCGAGAGCAGGTTACACAACAAGTACTGCTGGTCTTGCGGCATACTTCATCGATCAGAAAGAAGGTTATCTTGGATCGCTCTTTGCACCAGTAACTCACGAGTGATACAATGCCTGATCACCCGTTTCAACTACATAAAAAAATACGGAAGTGCAATACCTGTGGCCGAGAATCAAACGCTCACTACAATACTTGCCGTAAGTGGGACAAAGTACAAAAGAAACAAGTCTATTGTGGGTTTATGAGGGTTGTTAGATGACATTACCACAGTTCAATATACAGCGGTCAAAGCACGACATCCGTCATTTCTATGAATGGTTGTCAGAAGAGTACCAGTGGGCTGACCATATCGATCAATGGATGGAAATGTACGGTGATCGTAGAGGCGCATCAGTCCACCGTGTCTGTATCATTGCTCCAAGATCACACAGCAAGTCAGCGACATTAAGGGTAAAACTACTACATATGTGTTTATTTGAAAAACGAAACAACAATCCTATGGAAGTGTGGTTATTCTCAGCATCGATCAGGCAAGCAACAAACCGTCTTGAAGAAATAAAAACGGACATGCGTCGGCATCCTGAACTACGCAGGTTCTTAGACGAAAAGAAATCCAACAAGCAAAAGATTCAATTTACTAATGGCGCGTGGATTCAAGCCACTGGTGTAGGATCAGCCATACGTGGTGAACACCCATCAGTTGTTGCGTTAGATGACGTACTTGCTGAAATGGGAGACATGACTATGGATTCTGTACGTGAGTGGTTCAAGAAGGTCATTACACCTATGCTCGATCCCGGTACCTCGCTCTTTGTAGTAGGGACCCCAATGTCACATACAGACCTTTACCATACCGAAATGCTTTCTGAAAAAGCCAAGCAAGTGTGGCGGTCAGGAACATGGTCTGCATTCCCCAACTGGGATGAGCATAAAGCCGATCCAGATATTCCTTTACTCCCACTTTGGCCCGAGTTCCGACCCGCCGATTTCTTGCTGGAACAAAAAGTCAGCATGGATGACGACCTCGCCTTCGCTCAGGAGTATTTGTGTAAGGTCGTGGATGATGACTCCCAAGTCTTCAACAGGTTCTTGATCCGTGAAAACATAGACATAGATGCCACTGGGGGCTTCCACGAACATTTCAACGATGGTAACGAGGTCTTTGTCGTCGGGTTCGATCCTTCTCATGGTATTGGTAAAGACTACACTGTCGTAATAACATTGAGGCAAGATGAGCAGGGCTACATACACTTCGTAGATATGTGGCGAAGAAATGACTTCCCTCCAGATCGTCAAGCCGACGTACTTATCGAAACAGCAAAGCAGTACAATGCTATTGTTGCTGCTGAGGATGTAGGGTTTCAACGCCTATACTCTACTATCATAGAGCAAAAGGGTGGTCATATACGCTATGTCCCATCCAAAGCATCAAACAAAGGGCTCAAGCAGGGGCTTATGAATAGACTAAGAACATGGTTTGAGCGTAAGTTAGTTGTGTTTCCATTCGGCAATGAGGACACAAGAAAGAAAGTGGGTATTATTCTTGATGAATTAGAATCGCACGTTTGGAAGAACGGGGAGATTGTAGACGTTGGGAAACACAACGACACAGTTATGGCGTTTGCTCATGCTATTGATCAGTTTAAACCTAAGACTGTAGACTACATGCCCTTGATCAAAAAGACTACGACCATGGGGGGCTGGGGTAAGAAGGGGCAAAAACCCAAAACCTCTAAGCGTCATCGACCTAACAATACTAAGTACGTTAGGTTTGGTGGAAGATAGTGTTGTACGATGATTACAATTGGCTTGAAGTGTTAAAGCAAAATGCTTTGCTTTTTGTAATTTTAGAAATAATATGGTGGGTCGGAGTAGTAATTTTTGTAAAAAATTTAAAAATCTTCAAAAGACACAGTGAACCTTAAAGTAGCAACTCGGATGTGCTAAGGACATGGCGTGGTGGAATCCATTTTCAAGACGGGCTGTTGATGCGTCTGAATCAACCCCGCTATACAAAACTGCTACAAGGGTAGGACACAATCCGTTCGCTATGATGGCCGCGGGTATCGACAACATTGTCAAAGATACAGAAGGGCTTCGTTCTACAACATATAACAACACTAACAACTTTGATCTGTATGATGAGATGCTCAACTACGATCCTGAATTAAATGGTGCTGTTAGAACAATTAGTTTGACAGCAAACAAATACAGAATAATTGGCGGTAAGAACGGCCAGATCAGGAACGCTATCAAAGAACTCACAGAAGAAACACTGGAGTTTGATGACATGCTAATTAGCGGTATGAGGAACCTCATGGTTTATGGAAACGACATTAGCAAGTTAGTTGGTCGCACGGGATCTGGAGTTACAAATGTACAGTCCCTGCCGATTAGTCAGATAACTATTGTAGATAACCGTAGAATACCGTTTGCGGCAGACAAGGACAATGCTATTTACAGTCCCGACTTTTACTTGCTTAGGGAAAATGCGCGTGACAGTGCAATATATCCTGCAAGCGAAATACTACACATCAAGATTGACTACCGTTCGTACTGGTTTATGGATCGGATGGGGCGATGGACATACGGTGTTTGGGGAGCATCTCGATTCTCCGCACTTAAACAGGCTATCCGTGCTAAATACAACAGTATGAATAACCGCATTGCTCTCGAAGACTCATTGACTAAACAATACATTACTATTGGTCCCGAAGCAATCGCCAACATCCAAGACCCCGCCGAAGCACAAGAGCGTCTTGAAAAAATTATGGATGACGTAGGTTCTCTTCTTGACGGTCTACGATCAGATCAGGTACCTATCCTACCCTCCTATGTCAACATGCAGTTTGTTGATCTCAAAAACACTATACCTGACAACTCTGGATTTATGGATTCAGTAAATGCTGACATCTCAGCAGTTCTCCACGTCCCTCGAGTTAGCATGGGACAAGAGCGAGGTTCTACTTTTGCTGCTACCTTTAACGCTAATCAATGGTCAGTCCAAGCCATTCGTAGGTTACAGAAGATATTATCACAGTCCATGCAGGGTTTGTTTTCAAAACACCTAGAGTTGCTTGGCATCCCTCACAAAATGGGAGACTTGCCTAAATTGGTTTTCGACCCAATAGACGAAGAAAGTCCTTTTGAATCTACACGTAGGGTTGTTCTTGCTTATGAAGCAGGTATCACTACACTTAACGAAGCAAGATCAGAATTAGGGATGATACCAGAACGTGGCGACTTAGGGAAACAAAGAGGCTCGAAATCTTCAAACACCACTAAGGGTGATCTCCCACGTGAGAACGAGAATAGGTGATCGTATGAATAAATCTTTTAACGACAGAATGATGCTATTGATAGGAGTTCCTATTGTGTTGGCATGGGTAGCGTTTGCTTGCCTTGTCATATGGTCGGGACTGCGAGATGACAAAGTAATCAACGACATTGATGGGTATGCAACTCTATTGGCTATAATTGGTGGCCCTGCCCTTCTTATTGTCACATCTATGCTTGAACTATGGAAGTCCGAGCAACAAGGTGAAATTAATCTTCATCCTGATCTGGTCATGCGAAATCAAGACATTGCTACGGCACGAGCCGAGCATGATCGAGTCATGGCACTAAACGCACAAAAGCACTTACAACTTATGGATGCCGAAGAACGACGTGTTCATCTTGGTATTATGGGAGAAGTAACGGAAGGTGAAGAATGATGCCAGATCCAAAACCCGGTGAGTCAAGAAAGGATTACATGGATCGCTGTATGAGCGATGGAAAAACAAAAGAGAAGTATGCTAACCCTGCTCAACGTGCGGCAGTATGCAACTCTATGTTCAAAGATGCCAAAGAAGCGAGCGTTGCTCAAATCATGAAAATTGAAACGGTCGAGGCTTTGCAGTACGGAAGACCCGGAAAAAAGGATGTGCGAAAGACACCCGCTGAACCAAGCGAACGCAGAAAAGGCTCTAAGAAAAACAAGCCGGGTTCAGCAAAGAAACCTAACAAGAATATCAAAACAAGCGAAGGCACCGAAGCAAAACTTCGCAACTTAATGACTGAGCATAACAAAAAGGGCAAAGGAAGTAAAGCCAGTATGGGTATGCTCAAGACAGTCTTCCGACGTGGCACTGGCGCATTTAGTCGCAGTCACGCTCCTAAGATGAACAGAACAGGATGGGGTATTGCACGAGTAAAGGCGTTCCTATATTTGCTACGCAATGGGCGACCAAGCAACCCCAACTACAAGCAAGACAATGACCTCTTGCCAAAAGGCCACCCACGAGCAGGTGGTAAGAAGAAAGAGGCCAAAGCATCCGAGTCCAAGATGATCGGTACAGGCGATGACGATTTGGGAACAGTCGATGACCCTGTGCAAGCGAGCGCCCACTTGGACGAACCTTTCGTTTATTATGCCGATGCCGAGTATGAAGATTGGGGAGTAGAATCAGAAGTTATTGAACTCAGTGCTGCTGAGTATCAAGGCAAGAAGGTAACTCTCAACAAACCATTCCGAACATCAGGCGGTCCTAAAAAGTTCGCAGTCTATACTAAGAACGAAAAGGGGACTGTTGTTATTGTTCGCTTTGGTGATCCAAACATGGAGATTAAGCGCGACGACCCACAGCGACGAAAGAACTTCCGCTCCCGTCACAACTGTGATTCTCCCGGCCCTAAGTGGAAGGCTCGGTATTGGTCATGTTACCAGTGGCGATCTGGAGCAAAGGTCAAGGCCCATGAAGATTGCGGGTGTGGCTGTGGCGACTGTGAAGATACAGTAGAAGCCAAGATGATCCGTAGAGATGTATTTGACAATCCCGGAGAAGCACGTGGTCGAGCCGAAGAACTTGGTCTTGACGGAATTCACTCACACAAAGAAAATGGCGAGACTGTTTTTATGCCGGGTAAAACTCATGAAGAATACATGAAAAAGACTGGCGGTAAAGATGTCGGCAAGAAAAAAGAGGCAGGTTATCATGATGAGGAAAAAGAAGCCTCATACCACAGTGAAGGCGGTGCATGTAAAGAAGGCTACAAGAAAGAAGGCGATATGTGCGTTAGAGTAGCAGTCACTCTTGATCTGAATATCGAAGAAATCGACACAGTTCTCGAAGCATCCACTGGTAAAACAGTTATGCGAATTAAAGGAATTGCATTTACAGAAGGAGTCAACAAGAACTTTTGGGGCATACGTCCTACACTAGCCAAGCGTTTGGCTGACGAGATGGTCGGTGCTGACGTTACACTCAATCACCCGAAGGCTGAAATGGGGCGATTCAAGCGAAACATGGATGGCGGTGTAGACGAAGCCGTCGTTGGAGAAGTCACGGAAGCATCCTACCATAAGCGTGAAAGCGGATATGTCGTTCGCTATGTCGCTGAGGTTTATCGCCCTGAACTGTTCTCGGCTCTTGAGTCGGGGCTATGGCTTCGCCCAGAATACGGAGTGTCTATTGGTGGCACTGGCGTACCTACCGAAGTCATCGAGGCTGAGCAAGAAGGACATCGACCTACCATGTGGTTTGCCGATGAGTTCAACTTCGATCACTTGGCTATTGTCCACAAACCTGCTTATCCTGAAGCAAATATAGAAGTGGTCGAAAAGGTTGAGGCTTCTGAAATCTTTAAGTATCATACCGAAAGTAGGTCTGTTCAATCGAAGGTGACAAAAATGTCCGACGAACAAGAAGTTATTGACACACAAGTGAACGAGATTGAGGCTCTTAAGGCTGATCTGGTTCTCAAAGAAGCACGAATCGCTGAATTTATGGCTGCTGAGGAAGCACGAGTTGAAGAATCTCGTCTTGCTCTCGTCAAGAAAGCAAGCGATCTTGGGCTCGCAGGCCACGAAGACTTCTCCAGTGAAACACTCGAGAAGGTAATCGCATCATGGGAAGCATCCCGCCCTGCCCCAGTACAAGAAAAAGTTGTTGAGATGGAGGCTGCTACTCCTGCCACATCCGAGCCAGTAAAGGCTTCGGAAGTTGAGGCTGAACCAGTAGTCGCTAACTTCCTCAACGGCAGCAAGGTTGAATCTCCAGTATCTCTTTATGCCCGAGCATACAACGCTTGGGTCCGAGCATACAACGACGCATACAGCGGAGTTCACAGCGCAAAGACATACGAGGAACTAAACTAAAACAGGAAGTGAAAATATGAGTATGTATTCAGGAATTACACCAGTAAATGGAAAAGACATCCAAAACACATTTAGCCAGAGCGGATTGTTGGTCCAGTACCACGCAAGCGGCCTAAAGGTCACAGCGTCGGTCACTGACAAGCCATTCGCTGTCACAATTGACGAATCAAGCCGTGATGCGGCACAGGCTCTTGAAGCCGCAGGTACAGGAACGGTCAGCATTGTTGGCCTTGACGGAATTCAATACGTCCGTTCCCTCGCTATCTCAGCCGCAAAGCAAGGTCTTCGACTATACGTTTCGCAAACAGCGGGTGCAGACGGCCACGTCGATGACGACAGTTCAAACTCCGCCACCTTCGTCGGTGTCTACATGGGCGAAGATGGAATCGACATCGCAGAAGGCGATCTCATCCCAGTACTTTGTGCGGGAATCGTGGAGTGAAATTAAAAACAGGAAGTGAGAAAATGGCAAACAAATCATTAGAAGAAATTTTGAACGTATCAGCGGCAACTGGACCCTTTGGAAAAGGCGACGCTGTTCTTGAGCAAACCCTCCGTGACTTTATCCAACTACAATCTACTACGATTTCTGTTGGAACAAAGGTCGTTGGATCTCGAACCGTCAACTGGCTCGAGTTTACATGGTACACTGGTGCATCTGGTACCTTCAAGTACCCACTCGATGACAACGCAATTGTCGATCCAACAAAGATCGGAACTGCAAACTACTCCGTCAAGTTGGAGAAGGGTCAAGGTCGCTGTGTCTTCCTCGACTCCACACTCCTACGTGGCGAAACATTCGAGAACATGAACCGACAGCAACTCGCTATCATCCAAGCACGTGCTGACCTGATCGACAACCACATCCTCACCAAGTTGCACGGTGGCGCTGGTCTAACAACCGCAGCAACCGCTGTTTGGGGTAGTGGCTCAGCCGATGAAGAACAAGACATCCTCGACTCGATGGACAAAATCTTCGACGGTGCCCGTGTCAGTGGTAACGAAAGACTCGCTCTTATCCTACCAGCAACCTGCCGAGCGCAGATGTTGAACACTCGACTCTACACAAACGTCCTTCAATCCCTCCAAGAGCGATTGAACACAATGATGGCTTTGGATGTCTACTACACCCGTGACCACGGATCTGGTAGCGCACTCGGTAGCGACGCACTCCTGCTTATTCCGGGTGCTGAAACCGCTGAGTTCTTCACCTACAACGGTGCTGGATTCCAAGAGACTGAATTGACACGTATTGAAGGTGTTGGATTCTCATGGCTCCTCACCTCCTACATGGGAACAGTTATTCACGAACACCAAGATGGCGCATCCGCAGGTACTAACAAGCGTATCGTCAAGATTACTGGTGTCATCTCTTGATGGTGATTCATCTGAGTCAGAATAAGACACAGTTAATCAAAACACTGAGAGATAGAGGCATCATGCCTCCGAAGGGTGCTAAGGTCGATGACCTCAAGCATATGGTAAAGTATTGGAAAGGTCCAAGCGGATTCTTATTCAGACTAGCACTACCTCCTTCACGGAGGCAAGGCACACCTGCCGCGCTACTCGACTTTGGGACAATGTACTGGGTTCCTGATAGTGACTTTGCAGTCATGATTGCTGAATCCAATTTAGTATTCCTTATGGGCAGGATTACAACTCCTCCAGAAGATGTTACTATCCTCGACGTTCCCAAAGACTTTAACGACAAATGGGGCGTAGGTGAATCCGATGGCGATAACAACTGACCAGATCAGGGATTTGCTCAACAGACCAAGAGGTCTGAATGAGGGAACAATCACTGAGTTGCTAAGTATTCGCACCAACGAAGTCAATAAGGTTGCACGTGACGGTAGGTATCTACCCGCTGATACTACTGCCGCAGTGACAACCGATCTCAAAGAAGGCGCAATCAAGATGCTAACGTGTCTTGACTGCCTTAACATTCTAATTGATACCGTACCGACGTATTACAGTGAAAGTGAGCGTAGTGTGTATGATCGACGGTTCCAAGAGCAAATCAAGGTATATCAGAAGAGGGCTGACGAAGCACTCGCCTTGATTTCAGAAGCAGTCGGTTCAGCATTTGCTACGGGCAAATCAAAGACTCGACTGGCGTGATAACATGGTAAATAGATATTGGGTTGCTGCTGGGGCTCAGACAACTGCCAACACTGCTTCTAACTGGAACACTCAGCCTGATGGGGGTGGTTCTAGTGGAGTTCCTACTACCAACGACGAAGTTATATTCGGCCATGATACTTCATTTGACAACAATTTAGGCACCGCTCCGTGTGCGTGGGACTTAGCCCTCACATTAACAAGATTTCAAACACTAGCAAACTACAACGCAATCACAATAGAAGATGACACTGGAGTAGCGTTTGCTTCTACTGCTAAAACAATTACATTCTCTAACAACAGTCCGGGAGATTTAGGTTTCAAGGCGGGTATGGTTATCGCTATCACAGGATCAACAAGCAACAACGGCAACCATACTATTGCTAGTGTTGCTGACGACGTGATAACTGTCTCAGGTTCACTAACAGATGAAACAGCAGGTCAGTCTGTTACAGTGACATATGATACATATATTGATCTTACAGTAAACATCACAGTCAACAGGCTTGATCTGGATTGTCATTTAAAAAATACTACCCTTGCTAATAAAAACATTACACTTAGCGGTACATATCCTGCATCTAACACTTATGTTTTCAATGATAGCAATGCCCAAATCTCAAACAAAGACCTTATCACCTATGTGTTTGATTCATCAGCAAACACACCTACCGCAATGAATTTTGTTAATGGTCCGTACCCAAAGGTATCTCTTGGGGGTACTAATGCTTATTACACCCCACAAGCATCTACCTCCGAATCGTCAGCCGATAATCAAGTTACAATGTATTCGCTCAGTATTGGCGGTACTTCTTTCTTTCAGCACACGGCTTCAACTGCATCCCCAATAAACGACTCAAAGAAAAAATTCGTTATAGGGACAACTGGGTTTTCGTTATCTTGTGATTTGTTTGATATGGGACTGGCTACTCTCGAGTTTCAACTTGACGGCAACTTTGAGTTACCAGTCACAGGATCAGCGACTTACGGAGATGCTGATAATTCATTTGTGGCAAATTATAGGGATCTGGTTATTACTACCACGGTAGCAGGTAGAAAGGCAACAATCCCCGAGGATAGAACACTATCTGTAAACTCTCTTAAGATCGGTCCTGATGCCGTGTTAGAAGGCTATGCTACCAAAGGCAACCACAAAACAAGTACAGTCATTAGTGTTTCAAGACCATCAATTTTAGGCGCTTGGAATTTTTCACAAATGTCAGATGGTGTTTATGTTTCCCTAATGGAAGATGCATTTCCAATCACGCCAAGTGACGGGCCCGGAGGTAGAGTACAACTGTCCAATGACGGAGGCACATTTACCTCAGATGCAGGATTGACATTCGCAAGTAGCACACTTCACGCTGATCAAGCAATAAAATTAACCGAGGGTGCTGATCACCCTATATTACCTGCCGCTGGAACAGGTATTATTTGGGTTAAGAATACTGCGCCCAGTACACTCGTATTCACAGATGACGCTGGCACAGATACCACGTTAGGATCTGGTGGTGGTGGTGGATCTGGAACAGTCACATCTGTCGCTGTCACAGGTTCAGATGGTATAGAAGTCGATTCGGGTTCTCCTATCACAACAAGCGGAACAATCGCTCTCGGTGTCAATAAAACCAACATGCTGTCCCATCTCAACGTAGAGGATGGGGCTGATGTCACAGACACAGCAAACGTCACAGCCGCAGGTGCTTTGATGGATAGCGAAGTGACAAATCTTGCCGATGTCAAAGCGTTTGACCCTGCCGACTATGCTACCGCCGCACAAGGAACAACTGCCGACAACGCTTTACCAAAAGCAGGTGGCACAATGACAGGTGAGATCGAGGGAACGACAATCACACTTAACGCTATACCTGCCGACCCTGCTACTGATGCAAAGGTAAGACTCGGTGAATCGGGAACATCAAGCAATATGCTTCGCATCCAAACCAATGACGGAAGAATAGACATTGGACCAAACAACGGAAGTTATGCTCACATTCAAACAGACCGAGCCCAATTTTATTTTCAGCAACCCATTCTTGTTGATGGGGGCGGTAAAGTATTTGCGTACAATGATGGATTGAAATTAGGAACAGGAACAACTGCTGCGGGTGGAACAACTGCAATCACAATTGCTAATGGCTCAACAGACATTACCGTAGCGGGAACGGCTACATCAACAGGATTTATCAAATCAGGAGGCACTTCAAGTGAATTCCTAATGGCCGATGGTTCAGTATCAACAGGTGGAGGTGGAGGTTCTTATTCAGATGCACAGGCTATTGCCGCAGTTGAGGGCGAGGCTACACTTGCTTTAACAGGCGATGTAACAATTGCATCGGGTAAAGGCTTGACTGTCGATACAAACACCCTCAAAGTCGATGCAACAAACAATCGAGTAGGTATAGGACAAGCCTCACCTACCACTACTCTTCATGTCGAATCATCTGGAACAGCAATTGGACTTATTAAATCAAGCGGAGGCCACGCAAATGTTCGCATAGACCGAGCAACAAATCAATCCGATGCGGCCTTGTTGTTTTACACAGGTGGGTCATTAGGATGGAGAATACAAGAAAGTGGTTCTGCGGGTAATCCGGGTAATGACCTTTACATCATCGACCAAGACGGTTCTCCCGATACTGCCCGTATGCGATTTCATGACGCAGGAACAGTTGAAGTATCTCAAGCCTTTCAACAAGGAACGGTTGCAAATGCCGTTCTTGTTGCCGATGCAAACGGTGTTCTAACCGCTGCATCTGCGCTACAAGACCTTGCTTATCTTCAAGGTGGACAAGCGGAACTTGATGCTTTTACTCCTACGGGTATATCTGGTCCACATTGGCTGGGTGCGCCCCCGAATACAATTCAAGAGGCTATCGAAAGAATAGCGGCACAGGTTGGTAATGCAATCGGCCCAATCCCTTGAGGTGAATAAAATGGACAAATGGTTAGACGAATACGTGAAAGCGGTTATGGATCAGCAAGAAAAAACGAACGGTATATTCAAGCGGAGGCGAAAGAATGAGAAAAGGTAAAGTAGTGTACACTCCCCCTGAGCGTTGTTATACCAATGTGAACATTGAAGAAACACCTCATGGGTACGCTATATATAGGGTAGGCGAGAGCAAGCCGTTCACGTTTATCCCTACCTCCGCAGTAAAGCAAATAGAATACAAGGAATGAGAAAAATGGACATGGAACAAGGATTATTGATAGCAGGTATAGGTTTGGTAGCACTTGAGGGCGCACGTCGCTTCCTCAGAAAAGTGTTGGCCGATGGTAAAATCACTCTCGATGAAGTTATCGAGGCTGTTGATCTGGTCAAAGAACTACCA